TTAATAATGCATTATTATTAAAAGGAGAATTTAATTCTACATTATTATCATTACTTCTAGTATCATTAAGTCTATATAAATCTTCTAATAAAATTCTATTTTCAGTTTTTATATTATTTTTGTCATTCAATACAATTGTCAAACATTTAGAATTATTACTCTGAATATCTAATAATTTAGTCTTAGCACCTCCTCCAACTAAAAACCCTCTTAGATTATTTTTATACTGAAATCTACCATCATTATTGTAATTTTTAGCTTCATTACCTTCTTCTGTAATTTCTGGTGTACCATAAATTTCATAATAATTTTTATTAGATCCTTTATAAAAGTTATTGTATTGTCTATACCATTGTGCTGCAACATAACTTTCATCTGCATTCCCTGATGATAATATATAACCATGTGGACTAGCTGTATCAGGAGAAGTAAAAACATTTCTAAATCCCTGATCATCTTGATATTCACTAGGATCTAAAAACCAAGGATTTAAAGCTCCTGCAGCTTTTATTTTTTCTCCTGAAGGATAGTCATTTACAGAATTATTACCTGTTCCAATTATTTTTCCTTGAAATTTAGGAAGATTAGAATTTATTATTAGTTCTTGCCCCCATAAACCATTTTTAGTGTTTACTACTTTTCCTTTAGTTTTTATTTTTAATCCGTTAGAAAATGTTAAATTAGGATTAAATAATATTTCAGGAGAAAACATTTGCATCATAGCAGTATGTAAAAAAGTACTTGAAGATTCATTTCCATGTGCTATTTCATAAGAAGATTGATTTAAATTATTATCTTCAAATCCTCCTATCCAAAATCCATGTTTAGTTTTACCTAGTCTTTCTTTTACATTTTTATTATATTCTATGTTATTTGGAAATGTTCTAAATCCTCTACTGATATATCCTGGAAGTTTTACAGATTGATCTTGATAATCTAATCTTTCTGAATAATTACTCCATTTATTAAACCTAGATTCATCTCCTTTAACTTGATACATCATACTATTTAAAGTTCCTTGACATAAAATAGTTTTATCTTTATTCTCTCTAGCTGCCCTTAATACCTTAAAACCTATTGGTTTATCATCAACTGATTCAAATTGATAACTATTTAACCATATAAAAAATTCAGGTTTTAAACTAACTTTTAATTTATAATAATTATTACTTGTAGATAAATTTATAGGAGGAGTTTTAAAATCTGCAATCCATTTTGGTAAACTACTTTGCCCTAACCTATTATAAAATTTTAATCCTATTCTGTATAATTCTTCATCTTTAAATACTTTTTGACTTTTATCATCTAAATCTCTAGGACTTTCAATTAATTCATATTTAATATATTTTCCCTCTCCTCCTAATTTAGTAGAATTGTATTGTCTATTATTTTCAATAAAATTACCATTAATAGAAGAATGTTTTAAAGGTATATTATAATCAGAAGTAACTCCTCTTTTAGATATTCCATTTAATACATTTCCATTTGGACTTGTCTTTGTAACTTGATCATATACAAAAGTAGTACTACTATTGCTACTAAATGAATATGCTCTTGTATCTAATTCATCAGGTATTAAAAAATTTTTAGTTTTTATATTAGATAAAAATAATCTATTATCTTTAGATTCTATATGTTTAGGAATTGTAGGATCACTACCTAAAAATAAAAATTCACTTAAAGATATATTTTCAATAACAGATCCTGAATCGTAGTATATAAAATTGTTAGAATCTATTTCTGATTCATTAATTAGAGATATAGAAGGTATTTGTCCATATGAAGTATATTTTATTGCATATATTTTAATATGAGTATAGTTTTTATCTATATTGCTTATTTCTATTTTAGGAGTAGATCCAATTATTTCATTTATTTCCCCACCACCAGCATTGTTTCCTATTTTATCTAAAGGAATTAACCTTGATAATGGACTTATTTTAGTTTGTGATCCATTTAAATTATATAAATTATAAGAATATTGTATCATACCTGCAGTATGTGTACCTCCTCCAATAATTTCTGTAATTTTAGGTTGGCTAAAATTTATATTTCCTACTAAATTTAAGTTAGTAATAGGAATATCAATGGTTTTAGAATTATCTTTTATTTGTTCGTGTTTTATGTTTATAAATCTAAGTTGATTATTTCCATCTACCCAATATACTTTTTGTATATTTTCATTTTCAAAATTAAATAATGTCTGAATAGGAAAATCTTTACTAAAATCTAGATTTCTAATATATAATAAATTTAATTCATATTCAGAATCTTCTTCTAATATATTTTCTAATTCCCAAATACAATTTCCTCTAGTAGAAGTTGTAAATAAAATTACACTATTTCTAGTAACACAATTTGCTATTATTTCAAATTTAGTTAAATTTCTATTAAGAGTACCAGAAGATATTTGTTGATTTATTTCATCATTAGTATATTTTAAACTTTTGCCGTCATAATTTACATTTTTATTTACAGTATCTATACTAATATTTGGAAAACTTACTTTTAATACATTTCCTTTTTCATTAGTAACATTACCAGTAGTTTGACCATCTGTTGCTATAATTCTAATATGCTGTGCATCATAATAAAATTCATTACTATGTTTACTTTTAGAAATATCTTGATTAGCTCCTGAAGGAGTATATTGTTGTAATTTATTAATCATTATCTATATCTTTTTATTTGTTCTTGCTTTCCTGCACCTTTAAAAAAGTTAGAATGAGCAGTATCATTAATAATTAATCTATTAATAGCATTCATAGTACTTTGTAAATGATCTATATTTTTAACAGTAGTATCAGATTGTGCTGCTCCTATATACCAATCTCTATTCTGTTCTATTCTACTAAAAGCTCTGCCAGGTACTTTGCCTAAATCTGCATAAGGTTCTAAAATTCTATAAAGAATATAATATTCTAACGCTAATTTTACTTTTCTATTATCAGGAACATTAGGAAATCCATCATCATCTGTGTCTAATGCTTTATAAGATATTTGAATATGAGCTTCTTCCATATCAGTAATAATTTTATTTTGCTGAATTTCATATGTAAGCTCTTTTCTAAATCTATCATCTTCTGGATCATCACATAATATACCATGATGATATAAATCAGAAGAAGCAGTTAAGGCTATTGATTGATCTGTAAAGTTTTGATCATTATTTATAACTCTTACTCCTCTTATTTCTAATAGATCATCTGGTAAAAATGCTTTATATTCTTTTATTTCTATTAAATCTGATACTTTATTTACTTTAATAAAAGGTGTACCTATTAATTCTAAAGCTTCAATAGCAAATTCTGCAGCTTCATCATAAGATGTATCAGTAATATATGGATTTCTAAAAACTTTCCATAACACACTTTTTAAAGATACTGTTTTTCCGTTAATCATATTTATTTGTTTTTATATAATAAAAAAGAATCAAATTTTACATCTGGATCTTTTATAAGTTTAGCTAAATCTCTTTTTAATTTTCTTACAGGTCTAAACTTAAATAAATTTTTATTTTTTAAATTAGACCTAAATTTTTTACAATATATTCTAAATACATAACCTGATGTATGTGAATTATTATACCTGACTAATATTTTCTTTTCTTTTGCTTCTTTGTCTTTTTCCCATAATTTTTTAGTAGCTACAGGATCTACTGGTGTATTATTTATAACTTTTCCATCAATTATTTTAGGTTTTCTTTTATCTTTTCTAATAGTTATTTCAAAATTTAAATATGGCATTATAAAGTCTAAACCTTTTTCTAGTATAGATTCAGAAACTTTTTTATTATATTTATCTAATATTTTCCTATAAATTTTTAAATCTACAGGATTATCAGAATTTTTTTTATAATATTTATAAAAATCTAATACTCCATAGCTACTATTTAATTTGTGATTTCTACTGCTCATCTGCATTGTTTTGTCTATCCATAGGTAATTGTTCTCTTTGAACTAATTGATTATAAACAATGTTTACAATATCATTAATCATATGATCAAAAATAGGATAATGATCTACATCTTTATCATAAGCTATTTCTGTACTAGTATTATTACCTTTTTTAAAGTTTTCTAAATCCAAAGGATTAGAAAATATTCCAGTAATTTCTATTTGTTTCATATTTTTATAATCTCCTTTTGGACTATAAATATATAAATAGTTACTAGCATCCAAAAATGCATACATATTACTTTTAAAAGTAGCTCCTGCTACATATTCTACTCTGTCTAATGTAGTAAAATTAATTTTAGTAGATAACATATCTACAGGTTTAATTCTAACTAAAGATTGAGTATTCATTATTTGCAATGTTTGAGGAACTTTATTTACAGTTCTAAGTAAAGTATTACAATTAAAATTACCTGATGTGTAAGAAGATACTTCTTCTAAATCTTCAAAATAATTTTGTAATACACTTTGCCCTTTTATTCCTTTAAAGTTATTTAAAGATCTTTCTAATAATTTATTTCTAACAGTATTAACTTTGTGAATAATATATCTATCAGTTAATATTGTATCATCAGTAAATTTTTTAAGTAACTCTCTGATATCATAAGTAATTTCTACTATTGTTGCCATTTAATTTTTTATTTAATAGAAAACCCATTCTAATACGCTTCTTTAGATAGGCGGAATGGGTGTGTTATTATTTTTTATTTATATATTTTTTTCTAACCATTCATCCTCTATATAATCATCCTCCATAATATCTTTATATACCACACCATTTTCTTCCAAAAACATTATCATATCCTCCTTTTCAGAAAAGGTAAATGTCTCCATTTTAGTATTTAATACAGAACCTTCTGAAATTTGTCCATATTTAATTACACTATTATCTTCATACTTTGCCACCCAAAAAGGTTTGCTATAATCTTTGTGTTCATTTATATTCATAATTTCTCTTTTTTTTTATTTATACTAGACCACCACCTGTAATAGTCCAATTATAGGTATTCACTAATATATCCCTTCCTGCT